CCCATACGGAATTTACACCGTCCCAAATGTAAATATCGTATGGCGCGGCGGAGCCAATGCCATAAGCAGCACCGGGAGCCGGGGATAGGATGCCCGCCAATGCGTCGGCCGTGTCAAAATAACCAAGCACGGCAAAGCCTGCGCCGGTGTCGCCCTTCACGCCCTGTTCGCCCTTGTCACCCTGCGGCCCGGTGTCGCCTTTTTCGCCCTTTTCGCCTTGCGGGCCCTGTTCGCCGGTGTCGCCTTTTTCGCCTTTTTCGCCTTTAAGTTGGCCATTATTTACCCATGTGGAATTTACACCATCCCACACGTAAACGTTATACACTCCATTCGATCCAACGCCGTAAGCGTCGCCCGCCATCGGTGTTAACGCGTCCAGTTCTGCCGCCGCTGCGAAGTATCCAAGAATGCGAAAATCACGGCCGTTAAATGCCCCGCTTTCATAATCGGCCCGCACTTGCGCATAAAATGCGGCGCGTTCCGTTTCGTTTGCCTGCACATCGGCAAGCAAGGCCAAACAATTCTGCCGTTGTACTGCCATAATGCACCCCCCGTTAAAATCCTATTGTATTGCCGCCGTCCATGTTTACGGCCGGTTCTTCCAATTCTGCAATGCCCTTTTCATCTTTAAGGCGTGCAATTTCTTCCTTTTTCCATTCATCGTCGCGGGTGTCGCCCCACAATTCTTCGACGATTGCGTCAATGCTCATAATTCCGCCCGCTGCCGCTTTGCTCATGGTTTCCACCTGTGCTTCAAAGGCCGGGTTTGCATATCCGCCAAAGGATACGTTTACTTCCTGTTCCTTGCTTTCGGTTCCGTGCATGGCATCAAGCACGCGAAGGGAAATATTGACGATTTGCGGAATGATTTCTTCCAGTACGCCCACAATCTGCGCCCGTTTATACAGGGTGGTCTTTTCCTTTTCCCGCTGTGCTTCGGCATTGTCCAGTTTCTTTACGTCAATACCCAAAGTAGACGGGGAAATAAGGCCCTGCAAACAAAGGTCAAGGGCTGTGCAATACGTCTGTACAAGGGCTTCGTGCTGTATGTTGCCCTGCGTGTGGGTAATTTGGTTACTTGTGCCTTCCCTCATGTCGGATTCTGTAGCAATGTAATCATTGTCGAAATCATTTCCACGGATCACACGGCCGCTGTTGGGATCGCGGGGGAGAAGCACGTCGGGAATATACGTTTTAATTTGGCCCTTGCGAAGTGCAAGCATCCATTGGCTCCACACTTCGTCGAAAGAATCAAATGCATCAATTTTCCCGTCAAAAATGCTTTTGCCGCGTCCGGGATACTTCCGGCTATCCGCAAAGCGCATGGGCAGGGCCATCATAAACGCGCCCTTGTTTACCACAGGTACAAGCCCCGCCAATTCGGGAAACGCCTGCATGTCGGTTTCCTTGCCATCAGCCGCGCAAAGGCGGTATGTAACGCCGTCCTTGCTGTACCGTTCTTTCAGCGTGTATTTCTTGCCGTTGTATTCCTTGCACGTTTTGAAGATCACAGCGACAAGGCGGCCCCGGTCAATGTCATATTCAACGCGGGAAGCGTCGAAAAACTCAATGATTGGGTACTCGGATACATTGGTGTCAATGCTCCACTTCCATGCACCGTCACCGCTCCAAAGGCAATCAGTAACCGCCGCCCGGAGAAGCTGCGGAAAATTGTTGTCGTCCGCGATTGCGTCCCAATCAATTTGCCGGTCAAGTTCCACACTGTCGAGGTCATCCGTGCAAATGGCCGCCAACGTGTCAACGATAAGCGCAGGCAGGCCGGTGTGCAGCTTGCGAATGTTCATACCCATAGTAGGCCGTGCCGCCCAAAAATAATTACGTCCCACGTCGCCCGGCAACTGCCGGTAAAGTGCACTTAATTCTTCGCTGTTTCCCCTGTACCAAATACGGTTACGGAAAAGTTCGGCTTCGTGCGTGTAATATTGGTCGATGGTAATTTGCAGGCCCTGCGGTTCCTTGATTTCAAGGAAATTGCGGATGCCCTGTTTTACTGCGTTCATCACGCCCATATAATTTCACCCCCAAATAAAAAAGGGCCGCTATTGGGCCCCGATCATCGTTATATATGGCAAAAAACCGTATTGGCTTGCGTTTATGGTGTGGTCGTTTGCGTCCTCCGGCGTGTTATCCTTGTTATCAAGCCACGAATAAGATTCCAATTCCCGGATATGTTCCTTGCAATGGTCGAGCACTTTATAATGCCCGGTGTGTAACCATCCCGTTTGCAATACGATTCTATCCGTGATTTTCATTTTCTTATACGCCGGGTTAAAAATATAAATGCATCCTTTTGCCCGTTTGTACTTGTTCAATTCGGATATGGTGGCCGCGTCCGCACTATCAATGAACACATTCCGCGCGAGCCCCCATTCAATCCGGTTTCGCTCCAAGAAATCAACAAAGTTTCGCGCCGTATCACTTGGCGCAATGGGCGTTTCCAAATCCTTGTTGTTATAGATACGTTCATCAAGCACGATAATTTCCCGGTCTTCCGTGATGCCTTGAAAAACCATTGCTATCGTATCCGCGCTTTTCTGTGAGTATGCCGTATCAAGCCCGGCCGTGAACATCACAAACCTTTCCTTCTTGCGGCCTTCCTTGTCGATAAGGTCAGCTTTTTTGAGCACATGCCGCGCCCGGTCAAAGTTAAGGAATACAAGGCCGGTGGAGCGGCCACGCAGGCCCAATATCTTGGTTAAATATTGTTTGGTGCCCTTTGGTACTGCGTTAATAATCTTTTGTCGCTTGTCGGGCGACAATGCCGCGTTATCGTCAAACGTGAAATACCAATGTACCCATTTTTCCTTTTGCGGCCGGTCAAGCATCTTCAAAAGCTGCGCCGGGTAATCATCCACATATTCCGGCAGCGGGCGGGAATGGTTCACATATTGCGCGTACCAATCCAAATTAGGGTCGTCGGGGTTTTGCGTAAACATGCATTGATCAGCGCGCATTGTTATTTCTTGAATAAAAGATATGTCCGCCTTGTTGGCTTCGTCCACGAATATTACGCCAAACTGTGAGCCGAGCACTTTAACCCACCGGGCCTTATCTGCGTAGCCGAGCACGTATATAATTTTTTGCCCGTTTGGCGTATCATAAACAATATGCGGCATACTGATTTTGTCTTTGCCGCGCGGGTAATACTCCGCGCACCCGTCGAACACGTCAAGCAATCCGCAATCCTTGTTGATTAGGTTTCTTTCTGCTACGCCCAAATCAAGGGCCGCTATTACGTGAAACTTCTTGGGCGACATTGCCACAAGGAACATAAACTTGATTATGCCCACCGTGCTTTTACCGGCATGGGTACAGGATTCAAGAAATTCAAAGTTGAAATCCGTATGTTTAATATATGCCTTAAATTTCGGGCTTAACTTAATCTTTCCCATTGGCGGCCCCGCTTAACTGCTCCATAATGCTCTGTAGTTCATGGTTTGTTTTCAGTTCGCCGGAGATATTTATTTCGTTGGCCGGTTTTTGCCCAATCATTTCAATATACAACTTAATCATTTTATAGTTTCCTTTTTTGATCCCGGCCGCTATTTGCATTGCCGTATATTCCGCGCCGGTTATCGGTTCGCCGTTTTCGTCTGTTGCTACTTCGGCATTATGGAAACTGTCGAGCAATATTTTTCTAATGCTTGCATTCCTTGCGCGTGCTTCCCCGGATGCTTTCCCCGCTTTTCGGGCATTTTCTCGGCGTTCCTCGGGTGTTAAATCTTCATTCCGCAAAAGGTTATCCATGTTTCCCTTTGCCATGTTATATCTCCCCTTTTACCGGCTTATAACCGGCCTATTTTCCTTTTATCTGTGTTGCCCTTCCCGTTGCTCCCCTAATACGATAAAACACCGTAAAAACGAAATAAGGCGGCTTACCCGTTAAGGTTGCCGCCCCACTTCTTAGGAGAAAATGCAATGAAAGAACATCAGAAGTATCTGTATGGATAATACCACGGGACTTTGGTTCATTGGGTGCCAACTTGTGAGGAGGTGGGCGGCAATTGATCCCCCATAATTGCCGCCCGATTGACGGAGGTACACAATGTCCAAAGATTCTTCCCACGCTTAATATAACATGCTTTTTCGGTTCATTGGGTGCCAATTTTCTAAAAATACAAAATATTCCCATTTACCCTATTGACATACTACCGGAAGTATGTGATACTATAATCACAGTAAGGGGAACACCCCGAGGAAAGGCAGGAGAAAGGGAAATGACAGATGGAATGAACAATCAGCAATTGAACGTCTTGCTTGAGCAAATCGCAAAACTCATTGAAGCAACGGCCAAAGACGCAAAGGAAGCCGCCGAAATCGTAAGAGCGGCAAAGGTCAAATAAAAAAGCCGCAAGCGGTGCAAGCGCAAGCGGCAAACGTGAGAACAAGGAGAGCGGGTGCCCTGCCTTCATCCGCCTCCCATTGTAGCAGGAAAGGCAAAAAAAATCAATGGAGGAAAAGAAGATGAAATACCACAAGCACGAAATCAAGAAGGTGTATA